GCGGCATCACCAATCGTGGTATTACCAGAAATAGTCAAATCGGTCGCTGAAATAGAACCCGTCAGTGTTGGTGACGAGATAGTAGGCCCTGTCAGGGTCTTGTTCGTAAGTGTTTCTGTACCCGCAAGCGTAGCTAATGTGCCTGTTGTAGGTAAAGTTACGTTAGTCGCACCTGTAGTTGTTAACGTAAGTGCATTCGCTCCAGCCGTTGTAAACGCCGCTGCGGTTGTTAAATTACCCGCAAGAGAGACTGTGTACCCACCAACAGATAGCGATTGGATATTTGTAGCGCCTTCTACGACGTTAGTACCGTCACAGAAAAGAAACATTGTTTTGCCGTTTGGTATCGCAATACCCGAGCCGCCAGAAGTTTTAAGCGTGGCGGCTTGTCCCGAAGCATTCTTAGCAATATAGATTTTAGCGGCTGTAGGGCATACCACAGTCGCTGCCCCAGTAAGATTTGATCCTGTATCGGTGAACTCTAGCATCGCACAACGCGATTCAGAGGTTGTACCATCAGCGGTAGTCAGCACATGGGAGTTACTCGACCACGTGTTAATGACTGCACGCCCGACAATGGCCTGCTCAATCATAGAAGTGATATTGTCGTTTACAACATCCCCCCATGTACCACTGAGTTCCCCTTGGACAGGAAGGGCTAGTTTAAGTGTAGAAGTGTACTGTGTTGTCATCTTTTAATCCTCACGCGGCTATATCTTGCCAATTAGGAGTCTGTCCTGTTGAAACATTACCCCAAGTTGGTGCTTGTGCGCCAGCAATATTTTGCCAATTGGGGTTTTGATTGTCATTTATGTCTCCCCAAACAAATACTGTACCTACCGCGCCTGCTGCATTTACACCTGTTACAGCTACATCTGAGTTAGCTGCAACTATTACACTACCGAGTTGTGTTTGTCCGTAGACTCCTGTTACATTTTCTACAATACCTAAACTTACAGAGACAGTTCCAATAGAACCTGTGACCGCAAGCCCAGATGCTGCGACGTTTGCGTCTCCTGTCGTGGAGACTGTGCCTAAAGCACTTGTAGCGCTTACCCCGACGGGGTAGATATTTGCTTCAGCAACAACAGTTACCGAACCTAAACCGCCTGTAGCGGATAAACCTGCGGGGGAGACAATTGCTCCTGCGCTTACAGTTACACTGCCAAGTGCACTTGTTCCTACATTGCCAGTTACCGCTATGTTAGCATCTGCGGAAACTGCTACTGTTCCTAACGCTGTTGTTGCTTCTAGTCCAGAGGGTTGAACTACAGCCCCTGCACTAACAGTCACGCTACCTAACGCGGACGTGCATGAAACACCTGTAACGGCTACATTAGCTGCCGCATCAACAACTACAGTGCCTAATGTTCCTGTGGCTGCAACCCCTGTTGGGAAGATATTTGCTTCCGCAACAACACTAACTGTACCTATTGCTGTTGTAGCTTCAAGCCCAGCAGGTTGAACCGTAGCGGCACCACTAACAGATACAGTACCAACCGCACCTGTCGCTGACGGCATCTGTACATCGGTACCCCACGCGGTACTGCCCCACCCACCAGCGGACCAACCTCCATAGGTTACAAGTACATCAGCCATCAGTCATCACGCTATTCGTATAATGGCGTTAGACGCATCAGCAGTAGGGAATTGGATAGTAAAATCACCTGCTGTTGATGTCTTGTCAGCTCCAAAATCAAGAACTGCCACAGCGGGATCACCGCCACCAGACTTATATATTAGTGCCCCACGTGCCGTAATTGTTGCTGTAGACCACGTAGTGTTTGCAAAATCTAAGAGCGCCGTAGTACCAGACGTTGTGGGAGCTACAACGGTTAACGTGTTACCACCCGCTGTATAACCTGTACCGGATACTTCGTTTGTTGTACTGTACGCTGTTGTTGCTGCACCCAGTGTTGCGGATGAGGTAAACAGTGCGATCTTAAACGTCTGAGACGTATTGGAACTAAAGTCCATTTCTCCATCAAGAAGTGCTTTCTTGAATGAAGTTACCATTGCTTGCGATATTGCCATTTTTTATCTCCTATTCTACTTTCATTCTAAACTGCCCAGAGCGATATGTATCTTCACGAAGTTTACCATCACCCAAAGTTTTAAGCAGTTTTAGCGATTGAACGTATAAACGCTCATAAAACTGCACTAAATCAGGCTCGCCTTTCATAAAGCGTATTGCCTCGATTAATGCCCCATTAAGTAACGCTGAATCAAACTCATCACCTAACCATGTAGTACCCGCTGTAACAATTGACTCAGGGTAGTACCCATAATGTAATTCCATTGTATACGCACTATCAGGAGTAGGCCCTAAAAGAAACGAATCATCGTCAAAATATGCGTAATGTTTTGGTAATCCTTGTGACGAAGCACTAGGATACGCCTCCCTAACAAAATTTACATCTTTATTGAGTAGGTAATGGTAGTCTCCAGCACTATCAACAACCGCTAGTGAATAGCTCCACAGGAAATCTGTAGGTGCACCAAGGTATTTGTTTCCTGAACTAAGCGTTCCTGTTACGTTTCTACGCAGGGCAGGAATTTGAACAGTGTTATATATCTTCTGTTCGGCTTGTTCAGTAAACATAGCGAGTTGTTCATCAGTGAAAGAGTTCTCAGTGATGTTCTCAATATTTGTTTTTAACTCGCTATAGTTCATAGTTTACCCCATTGGCCCGCGAGCCATAGTTCCTTTTGTAGCCGCACCTGTACCACGGATTTTTACTCCCGTAGTTTTAACGCCAGTCATGTTAGGCTTTGGTGCGTGTTTACATGGGTACACACCTTTGTCTTTTTCGACTTTGACTTTTTTCATTCCAAATACATTCATTTTACTACTCCTACGTAATGTTTACGGTAACTTGCCCTAAATAGCTAGTCCCAACTAACGAATTGGGGCTAAGCCCAAACGGATCAAGTCCTCCGCCTACTGGGTTCCATCCCCATTGGATGTCCCTACTACTATATGGCCCAGCTTCACCAATACTTGTATCTATTCTAGGGTCTCGTATAGCCTGCGGATCATCTACAGGATATTCTCCTAGTTTAAGTTGCGGTTGACTTGGATTCCAACACTCAGGACAGGCTTTAATGTCTGTGTCCCGCCCTTTAACCACGAGGTTACGCAACTCTTTAAGTTTGTACTGAAACCCACAAACGTCGCATAAAGCAATGGCTTTCTTAGCAGATGCAAACCTAGCGCCCATTTTATAACCTACCTATTTTAGGCACAAAACGCGCAGAAGTTTTTTCACGGTCTTCTTGCGCAGCTAGGGCAAATTGTTCGTCATAAATCTGTTTTAACATACCCACACGTTCAATAAGCTCTGGGTCTTTCATAGCAATATAATACGCTAACCCCGCAACCATACAGGGGAAAAATCTAAAATTCATATCTGCGGTTTGTATGCCACTACCCGCGTCTTCAATACGACGCATACGCCAATAGACAAGCTGGTAGCTTTGCGTGCCGTCAGGAATAGGCCATACAGTAGCCGCAGGGACTTGTTCCCAATACACGGGAATGGCAGCGCCACCCACTGTATGTGCAACGGCTGTTGTGCCTTGCTGCCCTCTAAAACAGTTCTGTAAGACGTTACCGTCAATACTGCCATAGTTTATTATTTCGTCTTCAATCTTAACAAAACCTGCGGGTGGTAAGTCAGAGACACCGCTTAAAGTAATAGTAGTGTCTGTACTCGACGCTGTAGCCGCTAGTGTAATTCCTACAGGATAAGTTTGTCCGCTATTCCTGTGGATAAAAATTTGTACTGGTCTACCTTGTGTTAACTTGTTAGGGATAGACGCGTAAGTGCTCACACTAATACGACTTATAGTAAGATCAGACTGTAACGAAGTATTACCCGCGCCCGTGCGTATTTGATGCTCCATTAAGTCAATGGTATCGTCAGGTAGAGCATATGTTGATTGCCCTTGCACGAGGTCAAGAGAGCCTTGCTCTATTGTCCACATGTTAATACCACGGTTTTGCCACTCAATCGTCATTAAGTTCATAGATCGACGAGCAGTACGTAGATCGTAGCCTGAACGCAACTCGCGGCCCGCACGTTCCCACGCTTCTTCAGCGATCTCCGTGAAGTCCATATTGAATGTAGTGGTACCTGATGTTGTCATGAGATTGCCCATTCTCCTGAGAAGAACGCGTCAACTTCTTTTAAAAGAGCTGCTTTACTCTTACGACGGTCCAACTCGATATTATACTTACGCATAAGTTTCTCAAGTTGTGTTTTGGACATGTTCGAGTAGTCAGGGACTTTAGGAGTCGCTGCTTTCTTAGGTTTTTTGGCAGGTGTAGATTTGACACCCATAGATACGAGCTTAGCCTCGGCCTGTGCTTTAGTCATCAGGTCATAGACTTTAATGTCGTAGGTGTCATCAGCTTGTTTAACACCTATTTGGTATACTGGCTCTCCTGTTGAGAACCTACCGTTTTGAAAAATCTCCATCACTTTTTCCCCTTACGTTTGGCTGGGGATACTCTACGCGGCTTACCCGCAGGTTGTCCCAAGCGTTTCTTTTCCGCTACCTTCTTACTCTTCTCAGAGCTAGACATCTCACCAGAAGTCTTAGGAGTCTTAGAAGAAACTCGTTTAGAAGGTCGGCAATAGGGGGTTCCTCGCCCATCTCCTTTCTTCCTACCACAAGCCTTTCCGGTGCTAACGTCTTTCCAGTCCTCTTTGAACCAGCGTTTTAATGCTGCTCCTTTGGCTGTTTTACGTATTTTACCACCAGACTTGTAGTATGTACGCATTACTTACCAGCCTTTTTCTTCCGGCATTTAGCAATAGCACCGGATGCGTATGCGGAAGGAAAGACTTTATAACTTGCCTTTACCTTCCTATAGCACGAATCTTTTACAGACCCGCCCTTTTTGTACCCGCATCCACTACTGCTTTTCTTATAGTAACTACGCATTATGCGCCCTTCATTGTTACCATTTTGGCTTTACGAACGCCTTGCTTAGCCATACCGCAACCGCGAACCTTACCGCCTTTTTTCATCATAGGCATAGCGCCACCTCTATCTTGGCCCATACCCATTGGGGCACGTTTTTTCTTTTTAGGGGGCATTGGACCGCCTGTCATAGGGTTTGGCCCTGCCATAACACCACCAGTGCCTTTAGGACTGGGTTTAGGGCCACCTTTTGGGCCACCACCTACATTAACGCCACTATCATCGTACGGGGCACGAGGGGCGGGCTTCTTCTTTTTCCTAGGGCCTGATTCAGGTACATTAGCCATCATCCCACCCATGTTATATTTCTTAGCTTTCATAAACTCTTCTCCTATATTTTGAGATACCCCAACTTTCTTAGCAAACTTGGGATTATTTGCTACTGCTGCCATAAACTTCTGCTGTTTCTTCGATTTAGCGGGCATCAGCAATTCCACTTCCGTAAACTCTTATTGATACGGCTATTTGGATCATTAGCCGTCTTAGAGCTTGTGTTACGCTTCTTCATACCTTTCATGCGAGCACAAAAGGACTTACGTCTGTTAGCAGCCTTAGAACCTTTTTTGAGTTTACTAGGTTTCGTGGTAACGGCAGTTTTTAACTTACTGCCGGGATTAGCCTTACGATAACTAGCAACACCTTTTTTGTTCAGGCCACCAGATTCACTCTTGCCTTCCTTACGAGTCCAAGCGGGCGACTTCTTAACCGAGCCTCCGCTTTTATAGTAAGACCGCATGACCTACTCCAGTATCAGAGTTATTTTGTTACCAGAACCAGTAAGTGCGGCAACAAAACAGCCTTCACGAGCTAATATACCATCTGCGGGTATATACACGTCGTTCCAGCCTACAGGTAATGTGAGGTCCAAAAGTATGTCCCCGCTAGCAGTTCCATTACGCAATTGGAACGTACATGCAGCGGCAGCGTTAACCAATACCCCTAATATGCGAGTACGGTTTGGGCCAACGAGAGCCGCAGTATCACCTTGCGAGAAGTTAAATGCGCGTACTAAATTAGCAGCCATGTTATCACCTCTCGTTTACGGTTGAATTGCAGTGTTAAACGCCTGTGCATACATTACAGTAATTACTGCACTACCCGCATTAGTAGCTGCGGAAGAAGTAACAGTTAAACGCTCGTCAGAAGTTCCTGTGTTACCCCAAGCAAGGGTTCCACCACCAGAAACACCAAGGGCCTTGATGCCTACGGTTGTTCCTGAAGCGAGAGCGTTAATGTATGTAGCAGCACCGCCAACAGTATCACCAACACTAATGTTAGTAGTAGCGTTAGCTGCAACAGCTAAATCAACAATAATGTTAACGATTTTAGAGTTAGCGGGAATGACCATATCGGTGACAACCGCAGCAAGTGCGCCGCCAGATAAGTCGGCTGTATAGGATTGGCACATGACAACGTAGCCGACGTTTGCTACGTCAGTACCTACTGTGGTGCCGTTAGTGTTACGAATGTTGCCAGCCCGGATAGGACCAGAAAATGTAGTAGTACCCATGTTAATCTCCTGTCTTGGGTTAGTCAGCTACGGTATGTAACTGTCAGGGATTGGTATCTTATAGCACAAAAAGTAATGGGGGGCAATAGTTGCCCCCCACACTAATTACGCACCGTGTGATCCGTAAATTCCTAGTGGGTCAGAAACCCCGAAGGAATAACGCTCACGAGCCTTATAGCGCGAGTTGCCCGTGTCAAAATCTGCATCCATAGATGTAGACATTGGAGTACGAACAAAGTGCTTCAGGCCGTTCGGCACATCAGTCATCAAGAACCAAGCATTGGTGTCTGTGAGGTAGTGGTTAACGGCATATCCTTCAGGGATAGAACCGTTGTTGCGAAGAGCGTTAATATCGTTATCCGCAGTACCTACACGACCATCAGTGTCCAACAGACGAGTTGCAACGAATTGCAGTGCTGGTGGAATGATTAGCTTCCGTGGCTGAGCAGCGATCAACAATCCTCGCTCATCTGTCCACTGGCTAATACCAATAACGGCGGCTTCAAGAGAAGTCTCGTTAAGGTCTGCCGCAACAGTTGGGCGGTTCGAGTTGCTGCCACCAGAAACAAGTGGATGCGCTGTTGAGAGCAATGACTGTCCGTCACCGTAAGTGGTGCCAGCAGCAAATCCATTGTTCAAAATAGACGCAGCTTTAACTTGCTTAGTGTACGCCATCGCACGAGCTAGGGCCTTTGTATAACGAGCAGACAGTGAGTCATACAAGTTATCTTCGATGGCTTCTTCAGTAATACTGAACCCCATCGCAACCGTCTCATGCACGTAACGTGCACTCCATGCTTCTTGAGCATTGTCATATTCGATGGCTGAGCCTTCGTCTTTGACAGGTGCTGCTGAGAAACCGGATAGCTTAGTTTCTTCCTCAAACGAGCGATCTGAGGATTCTGTTTCAAAAATTTGGGCGTGCTCTTCGCCGTATTTTGCATATTCCAACCCAAACAATGCGTTTAGACCGGGAAGTAGCTCTTTAAGGAGCTGGGCGCGTGAAATAGCCATTAGTTATCCCTCCTAGACGCCAGTGAGGTTGTTCATTTGATGCCCTGCGTTCCATTTAACGAGTGCCTCAGTGAACCCACCGGATGAGTTTTTGGTTTCCTCTACGAGTTCCACAATACGCAAAGGTAAAGTGTTCGTTGTAGCGGTCGTGTCGGAAATACCACATCGTGAATTTCCAGTAGCAGTATCGCCAGCGTTGTTGATCATTGCTACGTTTGCACCCAAATCGGTGATCGCTAGATCGCCAATTACTGGCGTAGCGCCAGCGCCGGATGAAAGTACAGCAACTTTAAACAACACATCAGTGCCATCAGCGACGTAAGCCATGATGTCAGATGCAGCGGTGTTTGCTGGGTAATATTGGCTGAATAACTGATAGCCCAGTGAGGGATCAGTATAAGTACAACCAAGAAATACACCAATAGGCGTCATCGCTGCGTCAGCAGTATCACGTTCTACGGTGCCTCCGGTAACAAGTTGTACAGCGTCACCATTAAAGATGTTCGTGTTATAACCACTCGCAATGCTATATTGACGAGTTACGCCCACGAAAGGTACGCCGCTTACAAGTTTAACCGGAACTAGCCCTGATGGGCCACTTACAGTTGGGTAAGCCATGTTAAGCTCCTAATTTAAGTTCCGTTTCCGAAAGTGACCTTCGTCTTCCTGTCATTAAACAGGGGCATACGAGGATCATTTTCTCTCATGAGACTGTTGTCTACGGAGTGCATCTGGGAGTCTGTCTGCTGTTGATAATGTGCAGACCGCTCTTGAATTAATTCCGCTGGAGCTTTACAAAGCATCAAACCACCAATTACCACGTTGTCTTTGAACCGTTCATTTTCAACGGCAACCAATGTGATTTCTGGGTGATCTACTGCCTTTACAGGCTCCCAACCTTCTCTTATTTTTGAGGATACGTTAGTGGCATCTACTTGCCCTTGCGTGCTTACACGAACCCAATGAAATTCGTAACCCGGCTCGGGATTTGGAGATGGTAACACCTCGGGACGCGTCCAAGCCTTTTTGCGGATCGTTTTTTCTTGTGTTTCTAGTTCACGGTCAATTCTGTTCGTAGCCATTATTGTTTCCTCATATCTAGTGCAACCTGTTTGGCGTATTGTTCGGGAGTCAGTCCCAAGCGTTTAGAGAGCGTTAGTTGTGTTTGCGTTAGCCTAACTTTCTTAGGCGAAGTGCTCCGCGTAGCGGGTGCAACCACATTTGACTGCTTCTTCGGCTTTTCTACTTCCTCCCCCTCGAAATTCTCGGGGAATAACTGTCGCATACGAGAATCAATTCTCTCGTAGTAGTCATCACTCTGAGGGCTAACGCCCTCGTTGACAAGTTTATTATGCAACCCCAGCGCGTAACTTGTCATCTCTACGTCTTGGTTGAACCAGCCGTTCGCGTCTTGCCACGCTTGTGCTCGTTTATCAACCTCCACTGGCGGTGGGGTGGTTTCAGGTACCATTTTTACATTAGTTTCATCTTCTTGTAAAGCTGGTAACTTGAAATTATTTAACCTATCGGCCTTAATCTTGGCATTTGTTAGGTTTTCTTGTGCAGAAAGAACACCGTCTGAGTCTCCGGCTTCATACGCATCTTTATACTGCTTTTTAGCAGATTCTAGCTCAGATACTGCACTTCGCTTAGCTTGTTCAAGCAAAGCTGTTTGGTTTTTGTTTACGTTGGACTTGAGTTTTTTATTCTCTTCCACAAGTTGTTGAGATAGTTTCTCCAACTCTTCACGTTCACGGAAAGCCGCTTCTTTAGCACGGCGTTCGTCGTGATAGCCTTTACTAAAGTGCTGTATCCGTTTACGCACTTTCTCTGAATAGTCTTCCAACTCGTCATCAGTAACGTCTTCTGGGGGATCAGAGGGTTTACGATTGCGGTCAGCTTTCGGCGTATCGTCAACCACTTCAATTTCATATTCGTCGTCATCAGTATCCACTTCACTTTCAACGACAGGCTCAGATTTCTCAGCCTCGGCTTTAGCTTTCTTACCTCCAATGTCCACTTCGATAGCACTGGAACCCTCCACTTCGATGTCTTGTTTTGTTTTTGTCTCCTCATCAGGAAACTCGTATTCTACTTTTTGAAAAGGCATGATTTTTCTCCTATACAGCCATAATGCCACGAGGATCAGGGATTACAGCTTCCACAGAATCGTCGTTCATTAATCTAAATTCTTTCCCGTTAACTTTGAACCGTGTGCCTGTGTTCATACGAAACATCACATAGTCCCCTTCTTTACACCAAGGGCCTTCAGGGAAACGGTCTTTGTCTGAATAGGCGTCTGCCCCCATATCTATAACAATACCCATAATCGACATGATGTACTCTTTGTGCATCTGATCAGTTGTTTTAAGCAGGGTACTGCCTTGGTAATATTCTTCGACATCGGGTAGGGCTATTAACAAACGGTAGCCAGAAGGTTTGGGCATTTGTGCTTCCCATTCCTCGTCGCTGACTTCACGTTTACTAGTTTCGGCAATAGGTTCAGCTTCTGCTGCTTCTGCTGCCATCTTAGCTTTTAGTGCATCAGGTACTTCAATAGTCTGAGTGTTATTCATCTTGATCATCCATATAATTACGCGAGAGGTCCTCAATGTGTTGCTTGCTGGCTTCGAGACCCCGAACTAAGCCAACAATCTCCTTGTAGCCTGCGAAGTCTTTAGCAGACCCCCCAGCAAGAAAACTAGTTGCAGACGAAATATCTTCGTCGAGTTTTTGTTTAAGCACGTCAAAGACGGTTTTAGCCATTATTCACCTCGTTTAGGCTTGTCAGCCATCATCCTCGCAAGCTCCAAATCGAGCTTGTTGTTTTCTTGGCGACGATTTGCCGCCACGCGAACGCCTTCTTTCTTAGCGTCTAGTTCTAATTCTTGTTTATCCAACTTCAGCTTCTCCGCATCGAAGAGCGCATCAACCTGATTCTTCTGAGCTTTAAGCTGCAATTCGGCCTGTTTCATCTGTGCTTCTTGTTGATCCTTTGCGGCCTTGCGCTGTACTTCCTGCCCTTTGAGCTGTAGCTCGGCTTGTTTCTGCTGGAAGATAGGGTCCTGTTGTTGCTGTTCCGCTTGCTTCTGCGCGGCTTCTTGCTGATGCCCCTGCATAAGTTGCGCCCCTGCCTCTGCTACCAGACGTGACAAATCCACTTCGATCTGCTCTGGTAACTCCTGACCCGGAGGTGGTAGCGGTGCTCCCAACTTCTCCTCGATTTGCTGGCGATACTGGAACCCAAGGTGCTCTGCAATGTGCGCTTGTAATGACGCCATAATCTGCTGTGCTTGTGGGTTCTGTCCGATCATCTGAGCAACCTGTGGGTCCTGCATAAACGACGTGTGAGTCGCAATGTGAGCCTGATGGTCTTGGTAGATAAACGCTCGTATCGGCTTGCCAACCAGAGCATCCATGTTCTCGCTGACTGGATCGGCGGGCTTGGAATCTTCTCTTGTGGGAACAAGTTTGTCTGCGTTCTTCACACCTAACACCTCAATCATCTGACGATGTAGTTGTGGTAGGTCGTATATCTGAGGCGCTTGCTGAGCCATCTGTAGCACAGCTTGGTACTGAACAACACGCTGGGCCATTGTAGAACTATTGGGATCACTGACGGGGATTACGTCCACCATCATATAGTCTAACTGCCGTGCGCTTACTTCGCCCCGCATGGGGATGTAGTCATAATCCTCCGGTGCGTGCTCTGACATGATCGCTTTAAGGAGTTTAAACTCCTGCTTCATGGTGTAGTGAACACGGGCTTGCACTGCTGCCATCGGCTTCAACGTACGCTCTAAGAGCGCTAGCGTAGTACCCACAGGAGCGTTGGCTGACATGTCCGATATGTTCATGTCACTGATAGCACCCAATCGACGACCTTCAGTCGTAATCTGGTTTAACAGAGCGAGGAGAGTCTGACTAGGTTCTTTGTAGGGTAGCGGCATGATGTTGTCGCGGATACTACCGGACGGTACATCTACATCTTTAAACTCACCCGGTTCGATTGGAGAGTCATCACCCTTGATACGTAGCCCGCGAGACTTCAACCCACCGGGGAGATTCGATAGGGTACCAGCATCAACTAGCTGACGTATCAAGGATGTCCCAGCCTTCGCATATCCACCAATGATATGAATCAGGCCAAGGCCGTAAAAGCCAAATCCCGGCACATATACATAGTGTACAAAGTGCTGGCGCTTGAGCATTAGCTCATCTTCTTCGTTCCAGTTACGGCGTATAGCAAGGACTTCTCCAGTGCCACGCTCAATCGTAACAACGTAGGGTTTCGCTATACCCTCATCATCTTCGTCAATACCGTCAATGATTAGGTCAGCATGAATCTCGTAGATTGCAAAACGACTATCGTCAGAGATAGAGAAACCATCATCTTCGGCTTTCTTCTCTTCAATATCTGTGTGGAACGGCTCGGGGTCTCCTAGCTCTACGTCACGGTAGAATCCAGCGGCCTGTAGCTTACGTAGCTCGTTCTTAGTCTTGCGCATGATATGCGAGACACGTTCGGCCTGCTCAATCGTAGACGCACCGTAAGGCACAATAACGTCTTCTGCTGGGATGTAGACCGCCATCTGGCGTCCTAGGTTAGGATCAAAGTAAACCTTCTTAAACGCCGATCCTGCGAGTCCTAGGCTATAGAGCATCCGCTCGTGTTCTGGTCTGTACTCGACCATGCGCTCAGTAAGCTCATAGTTCATGTCAGACTTTACACGTTCAGCCGCTTCAATCTTTTCTTGTGTTTCTTCCCCAAGGATTTTAACCTTGACAGGGCCAGCGGCGGGGAACGTCTCACTCATTGTCTCTGCTTGGAACCGGATAGCTGCTTCTGCTAGGACTGTAGAATACACTCCACAAGCACCATCCCACGGGTCAGTACGCTCTTCGTACTTCAGCCCTAGAGTATCTAGTCCCTTAACAAACGTATCCGCCCAATCTTTTCGGCTCTCAATGTCTGCTTCAACAAGCCCAATTAACTCCCCAGATAGTTCTTGCAAGTCACCGTCTTCCAGCGCCTCTGCCAAGTTAGCATCAAACCCCATGAGGTCAGACTCGTTTAAGTCGGGGATTATTGTTATCTCCATACTGCCATCAGACAAAGTGACCGCTTCAGGATCAACGATCTCTATCTCTAGCTCAGCAGTGTCCATACCTTCGACACCTTCCAAACCTTCTTCTAGTTCCTTATCCAAACCCTCTGGGGCTGAATATAACCCTTTTTCTATCGCCATAATCTAGCCTCTCAGTAAAACCCACCACGACGTTGGCGGAAGTATTGTTGCTCTTCTGGCTCGTCAGTAGGTAGTCGAATAAACCCGCCTTGCCTAAACCGCATAAGCGCCATCACCGTTGAGTCCACTAAGTCATCATGACTCATAAAAGGGAATCCGGCAATCTCTTCTATCACTTCTTCTGCCCATCTGGTAGGGGGTGCCCAGCAAATACCCGATGCAACAATATCTGCAACGGAGTTAAGTCGTGCTAACTTATCACCTGATCCTCTATGCGGGGTGTACTCCGACACTGGTAATCCCATACGCCGCATCTCTTGATACAGCGCGGTACCTGCGCTTTTCTTCTCCACAATGAACGCATCAGGCTCCCACTCAGCGTACTCCTCCATAGCCAGTTGTTTAAGTTCTGGAAACTCCATACGCTTTTTTATACTATTCAACAATATAATATTGTACGCATTCGTATCTTCGTTGAAGAAAACGCCCCAAGTAGTGAGTGCTGTGTAGTCGGCACGGTTGTGTGTTTCTGCCGCTGCGTCCAAAGACATGATAAGATATTCAGACGACGGGGGGTTGTCCTGTTCCCACAGGTTCCACCAGTCTCGTTTAACTATCGACGCTTCTTCAGACGTAGGATTCTGTTGGTACTGCGCGTTCCACTGGAACGTAGGCATTGACGCCTTAGTACGTAACAGTGCCTCTAAGTCAAAGAACTCAGGCCACAGTGGTTTCTCCACATAGCGTTTCGTTTTCTTGTTTTGTACTTCTAGTATAGCAGGGAACTCGACAACCTCGTATTGATCCGAGCGGTCGTTCTTAGCCATGTCGTTTGTCACACGTCCAGTCAGGTCATCCATATGCCAACGTGTTTGAATTATCGCCACTCTGCCACCCGGCATGAGACGAGTACGCGCTCCGAAGGTAAACCATTCGTAGGCTTTGGCGAACACTTCAAAGTTTCCATTAATAACGTCTTGTTCAGAATGGGGATCGTCAACGAGCAAGAGGTCAGCACCCCGACCAGCAAGAGCGCTACCAATACCACACGCATAGTATTCTCCTCCGACGTTAGTGTTCCATCTGCCTGCTGACTTACTATCCTGTGCTAGTTTTACTGTAGGAAATACTGATCGGTAAGCATCTGTTGCTATTAAGTTACGTACTTTACGCCCAAAGTCCACCGCTAAATCAGTGGTGTGGGACACCATCATGACCTTTTTGTCAGGATTTCTACCTAAAAACCATGCGGGGTAGAAGATAGAAACGAGCTGTGATTTGCCATGTCTAGGGGGTATATTCACGCAAACACGGTCCTTTTCCCCCTTCTCGATGCCCATTAACATGTCAGCAAGTATCCTATGATGCTTACCAACGATGAACTCAGGCATCATGAGCTTGCAGAAGTCTATCAAATCGTCGTAGGCTGCTTTGTTTTGCTTGCGGTTGCCTAATTCTCCCGCCATTTTGTCTATTTCAGCTATCTCATCTGGCGAAAAGCTGTCTAAATTGTCCAACAAACGCTGAATATCGTCTTCAGAGAAGTCTAAGGACATATCATTCATCAGATTCGTCCTCAATTCCCAGTTCTGCGTCCACATCTACAGCATCAGGGTCTACAAACTCTGCTTCGATCACGTCTTCGTCGGGATTTACCAGCTTTGACAGCTTATTGCGTAGGCTTTCGCGTAGTTCATCAGTGGTTCTGTGGGTAATTGTGACTTCGGTCTTGTCTGTAAACAGCCCAACATCCGAAATCTTACCCAACAACTCTAATGCACGGATACGAACGCGGGGGTCAGGGTTCTCAGTCTCTTCAATTAGCTTGTTTGTGACTAAATGGCGCACTTGAACAGCGCTTTCTACGACCGAATGCCCGAATTGAGTCAAGATTCCGTGAGTAGCGACCAGCGCAGCGGGCGGTAAAGCCGACGCTCGCTTAGTAGAAACCTTCTTAGAGGTCTTTTCAGGGTTATCAGCATAGGCCAAAGAAATTTTTGCTGCGATTTCTTCGTCTTCACTGGTAGGTTGTAGGTCCAACCCGTGTTCTCCTAGCATAGAAGCAGTATTGCACGCAGCTTCTGCGCGTGCACGCAAATCCATATACGGAATTTCATCCGAGTATGGTACACCAATCTCTGGTTCGAGCATTAAAGACATACTGTTTCCGCAGGTTGTTAACCGTTACTGCCGAGTTATACACAATAATTTGTTTTAGTGCAAGGAGGTTGGGACTCCTAGTGGGGGGTGTTCCTATATAAAGGGGGGTGGGGGTACCGAACTCAGAAAAAACACAACTATTCGTACATACTAGTAATACATAGGAGATAGGGAGTCCCAAGCTGTGAAGTGGCCTATGGGGGGCGGGTAGGGTCTGGCCTATGCTGTTTTGTTAGTGTGACACTAACATGGCCTATCGGATTATGTGTAAACTTGTCATCCTGTTAGTTTATCTATTGATTTGTTA